ATGACCCAATTTTCCATCTTGGTGATGTAACCAGCACCAGAACGGTGATGGCAGAACATACCAGTGGAACTAATGTAATTACTTTAGATTCAGTTGTTGGTATTAACACTGGTGATGTTATTGCACACGCCAATATTCCTAATGCAACAACAGTTTCCTCTTATAATACAGGAACTAAAGTTGTTACGATGTCGGCAAACTCAACTGCTGGTATTTCAACAACATCACAGGTAACAATCACTCACGGATACGATAGTAATACTGATAGAGGTATTTCTTTCGCATTCAATAGTGGTTCTGGAGTTGCTGATAATAAGACTGGATTCTTTGGTATGGAAGACAGTTCCATCGCAAATAGTGCGGCGGATGCTGATAACCACGGAACTCATGCTGATGATAGCAGAAGATGGACCTATGTTCCTGATGCTTCCATAGCGAATAGTGTTGTTACAGGAACTAAAGGTTTCCTGGACATCAAGGGTATTTACTATCAGGCTGGTGATTTTGCAACAGGTGGTGTTGTATTCTTCGATGACACTGGTCTTCAAAGATCTACAAATGCACCTGCATCTCCAGTTATTACCTCAAAGCAGGTTCTGACTGCGATTACAAAAAATACTCTTGCACTTGGTGCAAATATTACCGTAGCAACTGGTGATATTGTCAGACAAGATAGTACTGGTGCATATGGTATTGTTGAATCTGGAGTTACTAACAGCAGCACTGTTAGTTTGGTTGGTGTTGAAGGTACATTCAATACATCAAATAATTTGAGAAGAGAAGGTCAGAGCGGTGCAATCGCTAATCTTGCTTCAGTTCCTAGTGCTGTTAACGTAATATATACTAATAAGCCCCACTGGACTTCAACGCTTGACGGGGGTACTTTCTGAGGTAACTAATGGAAAATCAAAGTGAAGTGGATGTTAATGTTCTCATTAAAATATACAATTCTAAATTAGCAGCAGTATCAAAT